TTCATTGAAGTACATCCATCCCAATTCGAAAGTAGCTGACATGTTTTCGATTCGAATGAATTTATTTGCCTTACTTTCTTTATCAGCTCTGATTGGAATGTACCAACCTCTGGCTTCTCCTTCATTGTCGAAATCGTCTCTGAAGAAATCAGCCTGAATAAAGCTTCCTTCGTACCAGTATTCTGGATGCACTTCCTTTAAGTTGTCTTCATGTGTAGTGTAAAGCCATTTCACAACCTTGGTAGTGGAGGATTGCTGGCAGAAAACAAAATTCACCATGTACTCTTTACCCTTTTTGCAAACAATCGGCATGGCTTTAAAGTCGCCTGTGGACGTATAAGATAAATCAGCATAACCAACAATGAAGTCGTATTCGCTAAGAGGTAGAGGTTTTTTGTATTGTATCCATTCCTCCAGGAAAATATTTCCATCCTCAATGGGGTTGTTCATGTATTCTCTTTGGAAAGACCTGTAGGTTGTTTTCTTGCGTTTCTTCTCCCAATACTCCTTACTCGTCTTAGATGGCCATGTTGGCTCCCCATTCTCATCGAGTGCATTTACTTTTAAATGAAAAGCTTCCGGAAGATCTTTAAGACAATTGACTAGGATGCTGTTCTTGTGAATCCTGTTGTTAGCAATTACGAAACGTTCAATTGCATAGTCAGCACTATCAAAACAACCTCGCAGATCTTCCAAAATCCATTCTACTGCTTCACGAACTCTTTTAGGGTTTTTACAACGTTCTTTTGTGTCAGCATCATCAATCAGAATATAGTCTGGTCGTTTTTCGTTTTCCTTCACACCCCGTGGAGAGGAGCCTAGTCCGAGGGAGTAAAACCCGACCCCATTCTTTGTAGAAAACTCACCAGACGTCCAATTGCCACTACTAACCTGGTCACCAAAGTCATGAATAAGTCTTTTGTTGTACTGGAATTCAGCTTGAATTGTTCCAAGCAGCTTAGTAGCTTTCTTGTCAGTATCTCCAACGACGATCATTCCATTTAACTCTACATTTATATACAGCCAGATTGGAGTGCCTAAAACTGCATGAGTGGATTTAGCACTACTCCTGTAGGCTTCGAAAACTACATCAATAACCTTATTTTCTTTGACTGCGTTTGCAAATTCTATATGAAAACTAGCGCATGGTGATTTGGCATAATGCGGAAAGTAATACTCAAAGAAAAATTTATAGTCTTTCTTGGCTCTTTTGATTCGAGCTTGTTGCTGTGCAGGAGTCTCAAAGGTATCGACAATAGTGGAGCTCTGAATGTCTTTACATAGGCGCTCCCACTGTTCGACCATCGATTTTGGAACGCGCTTCATAATTTCTCTTTTATGTATGAATTTTGATAATGATTGATCTTTTTAATCAATTCCATCGTCAATTCTGAATCAGATCCCCTGCGATGTTGTAGCCACTTTACGAATTCAGAAAACACACCAATTGAGTCAATTACTGAATTGGGTTCTAGTTTCTCAATCGATGATGTGATCTTGATTAACGAATCTGCAATGTTTCCATATTCGTCTGACTCTAGAGCCTTCTGGATTATTGCTTTTGCTGAGAGCAATAGTCCGTTTACAAGCTCTTCACGAGTCAACATTTTAGCAGCTCGCTGCTCTTCCCATTTGCCCTCTCTAATCCACTTTCTAAGCGTGTTATCGCTGCCAATTCCAACAGTAGTTAGAATGGATTCCAATAACTCACCTTGCATGTACAGAGAGAGCGCCCATTTCTTCTTTTGTGCAGAATTCATGTTACAAAAATGGCAAAAAAAACACTACACCTTATTGATTTATGTTTTTGTTGAATGTTCATTATTAATTGAATGCAGTCAAAAAACCCAGCAAAAACACACAATTTGCATGACTCAGAAAAAGAGTGAAAATTTGTGTCATAATTAATTAATAAATGATGCTAACGCTGCTCAATATTCTTCTTTTAAACATGACAGATGATATGTCTGCGGCTAAAGTGACAATAATAGCTGCAATTACAGGATTATTGGGTGCGCTTATTGGGTCAGGCGGTTTGGGCGGTATGCTTAAGGATTGGCTTGGCTCTAAAAATCATGAACAAAAAGCAAAAATATTAAGTGCGGAAAAAAAGGATTACGTTGAGCGGATTGCGACATTGGAAAAGGAGCTTACTGAGGTAAAGCTCACGCTAGAAATCTTAATCGCAAAGCTTGAAATGTTGAAAGGCATAGATGGCTCATTCAAGTATTACGAACTCTTAGTGAAAAGAAAAAAGAAATTTGACGATGAACAAAAGGGTGGATGATGCGCTGAAATTCCTAGATGATTTGTTGTTGTTACAAAAAGAGACAATCGACAAATTTAAAACAGGTGGTCAATTGGTCACTTTTGAAATGGTTCACGCTATTGGGACTGATCCAATTGACATTGCAGCTGGTGTTTCAGTCTGGTCTACTGAAAAAACAAACCAAGAGGTTGATTTGTCTTGCAAGATGCAGGATAAAGCTGAATTGCCAAACCACATGCATCCTGACGCAGACGAAGATTTCGACATTGAGTATGGTAAGTTATTCGACAAAAATACAAATACAGTTCATGAAGGTAAATTCACCTTTAAGGCTGGTCAATGGCATAATCTGGTTGCAATAGGAGAAACGTTCATCAAAATCAAAAGTCGTAAAATCGAATCATGAAGCATCTCATAAATAAGGATAAAAATCTAATCACATTCTGGTTGACAAAACCAATCTTCAACTGGACGACTCCAGCTGATGAATTTCAACGTGCAATGCTAGTTGCTGAAATGGATGGAGTTAAAGAAATGAGAATGCGAATCAATTGTCCTGGAGGAGCCATCGATGTCGGTAGTGCCATCGCAAACGAAATTGAACGCTCGTCGATGCGCACAATTGCAATGGTCGATGGTATTGCGGCTAGTATGGCTAGCAACCTACTTGCGTACTTTGACGAAGTAGAGATTGCTGGTAATGCAAAAATCATGATCCATAACCCAAGTGGTTATGCTTCTGGACAGTCAGACGATATGAGAACTGCAGCTCAGCTGCTCGACGATATGAAAAACGATCTTCTTGATCGCTACGTCAAGCGCACCAACGTGAAGCGCAAGGCCTTGTCTACTATGATGGATCAAGAAACTTGGATTAATGCCAAACAAGCCATTAAAAACAAGTTTGCTGACAGGGTCTACAATGCAGTCGCAGAAGTTGAAACTGACAAGTCAGCTCCTGACGACATGTACACTGCATTCCATTCGAAATTAACGAAATTCTATAATCTGGGCGATGACCCTACAAAAATACAACAAATGTATTCTAACGAAGCAAAACTCAAACTGGGGCTTCCAACTACTGCAACTGATGCACAAGTTGAACAAGCCTTAACCAATTTGCAAACTCAAGCTGCCAAGACTGAAGCTTTAGAAAAGCAAATTAATGACCAAAAAGCAAGTCAAGTAAACAATCTAATTAATAAGGCAATTGCTGACGAAAAGATCACTGCTGATTCAAAAGACCATTATACCAAGTTGGCAACTGGAGACTTTGAAACTACAAAAGCGATTTTGGACGGAATGACCAAAGTGGTAAAACCTAGCGATGTTATCAACTCTGATGTTGTTCCAGGACAAGCAGCTGAAAAGAAATGGGATGAACTGGTTGCAATGGGACCTGAAAAGTTCACAGAGTGGAAAGATCAAAATCCAGAAGCATACCAAAAGGCTTTTAAAGATCATTATAAATAAACAGCTAATTAATTAGCTAAAGTTTAATCAATAATTTAATCAATAATTAATTCAAAATATCATGGCAGGAGTACATAAAGAAATTTGGGAATCAGAAGTTGAGAAAAAATATAGAGGCGATCAAACTGGTCGACACTTAGAAGGAATGAAGGACTACTCGAGTAAAGTTTCAATAGATAAGGGTGTAATTGCAATAAACTTGGCAGTTATCGGGGCTGACCCAAAAGCTTTGGTAGACAACACGGTTTATCCTATTTCATCTAGTGCACATGATTCTTCTCAAGCGGTTTTAGCCTTGAGGAAAGTTGAAACCGAAAACACAATTATTACTGATGATGAATTGTATGGGATTTCCTATGATGCTATTGGGGTGACTGTTGAGCAACATACAGAGGTACTTTCAGAAACCAACATCGCCCTAACCAATTTTGTTTTTTCACCTAGTACTCATACTGCTGAAACGCCAATATTCCTAACGACTGGAGCGGATAGAGATGGATCAGGTAGAAAAAAACTAACAGTTCAAGATATTAGAAGACTGAAAGTGGCTTTCAATAACGCTAAAATTCCATTGACAGGAAGGCGTATCGTACTTTGTGCTGAGCACATTGGAGATTTACTAGACGAAAACGAAGCTTTCTCTAACCAGTATAAGAACATCCGCGAAGGTCAGATTTTGCGTTTATATGGCTTTGATGTATATGAGGAATTAGATATGGCAACCTACACAGGAACTGCCGGGGACGCGACAACAATGAATCGTGAAGCTTTTGGCAGTATTCCTGACTTTTCAAGTAGCAGATTGTCTTCTTTTGCATATTATGTACGAAATGCATGGAAGGCAATGACGAATAACAAAATGTACTACAGTAAGGCTGAGGACAATCCAAAAACTCGAGAAAACGAAGTAGGATTTAGAAAGTATTTTTGTGCTGCTCCAAAAACCCAAAGAGGTTTCGCAGCCTTGGTCGATGATGACAGTACTGTATAGTTCTCTAGTTTCAAGTCAATAAATTCTAACATAGGCTTCGGAAGCCTTAACTAAATCAACTGAAATGGATTTTAATCAAAAAATCAAAAACTACTTTAAAAGTCACCCAAAAGCTAAAAGTGTAATAATTGCCTCTGATGGCAATTGTTTTCAACCAGATGGTTTTGGGAAAAATTGTGCGAAGAACCATGCAAAAGAGAACGATCTCAAATTTGAGGAAGTCAAGCGAGGTCAAAAGGTTACAATTTCAATGAAATCTGATGATGTCATCAAACCAATTATAGGCGCAACTGAAGTTAAGACGCTCAAGTCTGAAGTTAAGACGCTGAAGACTGACAAAACCAATCTTGGAGCAGAGGTGAAGACACTCAAATCTGAGATCAAGACGCTGAAGACTGACAAAACCAATCTTGGAAAAGAGGTGAAGGCACTCACATCTGAGATCAAATCGATGAAGACTTTAAATGCAAATCTTGAGTCAGAACTTGCACAGCTCAAGAAAGAAGAGCCAGTTCTCGATGCTGATTCAAAGGCTGATGCTGATTCAAAAACAGACAAAGTCACTACTGACCCCAAGGAGGGTTAATTGAGGCTAGTCAGAATTTCAAATAAAATCCTTGTAATAGGATTATTTTTTAAAGATAAAATTCAATACAATGGGCGAAATTAAGTTCATACTGGGTGATGGCAATTCAGGAAGAAAGGAGCCAGATGGTGACGATATCTCTGGTATGATTTTCATTGCCAATACAGCACAAGATCCCCTTCCGATCGATCTTAATAAACACTATGAATTAAATAGCTTACAAGATGCTATTGACCTTGGGTTTGACGAGGCCTTTGATTCTGGATTAGACCTATTTTCAAAACCTCACTATAACATTTCTGAATATTTTAGGTTTAACCCAAATGGCACTCTATTTATTTATTTCATAGAAAGTGACACTGCTACTTATGTAGACCTATTTCAAGGCTCAGCAAATATTCCTCAGTTCTTAAAGTATACTGGAGGGAAAATCAAGCAACTTGCAGTCATAGGGATGGACAACGACACTGTTAATGCAAATTTAAAGAGTACTGTTATCTCCGCTGCGCCAATAGCGCAACAATTAGCAGACTCAGAATTTGACGAAGGTCGACCAATTGTATTTTTGCTTCCAGGATGGGCCTTCACGGGCACAGTCACAACAGCACATGATTTTTCGGCAGAAGATTTAAAGAATGTTTTTGTCACTATTGCTCACGACAAAGAATATGCATGGGCATTTACAAATGCTGCGTATTTGGCATACTCTAACAAACAGCCTGCAACTGCGACTACTTTGGGCATGATCGCTGCTAGGTCTGTTCATGAGAACATTGGCTGGACTGGCGGTACACAGGAATTGCCTGGCGACCTTTCTGACACTGCTGAAGGAAAGATGTTAGAGGCTAGATTTACCTCTACTCAGTTGGCAGAGGATTATAAGTCAGACTGGAAGGCCTTAAGCGACAAGGGATATGTTTTCCCTGTTAGCTACCCAGGGCAGTCAGGAACGTATTTCTATTCTGATAGAAATT